TATGGTTAACCCTAACTGTCCCAAATTGTGCTCTAGTTCCTTGTTGTCTTCTAACCATAATTAAACTCCTGTAAAGGGAAGAGGATCAGTAGTGTAAGGAGAGTTAATTGCGGACTCCCATCCCGTAAGATTATCTCTGGCAGCATACTGAGCAGGGTCATACTTACCAAAGTCTCCTACCCTAACTTCTTCTAAAGATAAATCTAACAATAATCTGCGAGGGGTTAAGGTTTCTAAATGATAGCCTGCTTCTTCCTCCCATTTAATATTGAAATTTTTACAAATACATGGAACACTTTGGTACATTGTACCAAAGGTTAATCTTATTATAGGAGGACCGTATAAAGGATTAACAACCTTATTAGAAACGGATGTTCTAACTAAAGCAGTAAAGAATAATACAGTATCAATAACTTTCCACGACCCCTTGTTATTAAGAGTACCTAATACGTCCTCCGCGTCTAAACCATAATGCTTAAGTATTCTATTTCGTCCTGAGCCCGTGAAGCTCCGCTCAGACAATTTACTGGCATCTAATGCAGCGTTGTCATCTAACAACGTGCGTGAAACATTACGGCCTCCATTATCAATTCGTGCCTTCCAGTATAAGCGTTCAACTTCTTGAGCCAACGTGCATTGACCTTCTGCTGTTCTTTGCTGTTTAGGTCTTTTAAAATTGGTAAACAAGTTTTGCTGGCTTTCTTTAGATTGCCCGTTATATATTCTTTGAAATCTATCAATTCCCATATCAAAATTTGCTAAGTGAGGAAGAGTATAGGGAATCTTCAGCTTAATTTTACGAGATTTAGCCCCTGTATAAGCATAAAGACTTCCCGCTCTTGCTATGGGATTATAATCAACATAATTAGCTGCTTGAGATTCACTAATTTCTGGATTTTCATAAAAAGGCATTAGAATAATAATACCCTCGTCCCCTGGATAATGGAATTCCAGCCTTGCGCGAGCTTCTAGTAATCTATTATCCAGTTGATTTCCAATTCCAATTCCCATTTAATCTCCTTATTTATCTCTAGGTCTAGGCTTTGTGTCTCCTGTTAATACATTTCCTTTATGTATTAACTGATTTGTAGTTAATAATGTATCGTATACCATATCTAGTTTATTTATCATTTCAGTTTCATTACGCAATTCTTGTTGTTCAAAGGGAGACAAGCTAGGTTTAGCTGCGCTCCGTCCCTCCATTCGAGCAAGAACATTATCTAGAGCTTCAGCAGATCCTGTTACAGTTTCTAATGCTTCTCCTAGAATAGCCAGAGGTGCAGTATCTAAATTACTCATAGACACATCTAATGTTTTTAAAGAACCAGCTAACTTTGCTACAGGTTGTGCAGTCTCAGCTAATCTTTCCAACATAGAAACAGGACCTACACCAAAAAAGTCTGCAATACCCCCCAGAACGCTCCCTGCCGTTAATGCAACAAGGCTAACCCCTAAAGCCGATAGGCCAGTAGCAAGTCCAAGAAGTCCCCAGAATCCAACTTTAACTAGTTCACCTAAACTCTTTCCAAATGATTCCATTGCGGGGGCAGCTAAGGTTAGTCCAAGAGCTAAAGGAAGGAGTGCTACTCCTAATATTCCTAATGCTATTGCTCCTGCAATAACTAAAGGTGCACCAAATCCAATGAGGGCTGCGGCTAGAGAAAGGGCTATTAATCCTACAGATAATAAACCTAAAGCTTCCCACCCTCCTTCTAATCCAGCTATCATCTTCAGCGCAAAAGCGAAAGGAATTAGAGCAACAGCTAAAATAGCTATAGTTAAAGCCCCCTTCAGAGCCCCAGAAGTTCCAATAGCCTGTAATCCTCCTCCTAATCCTTCTAAGCCCTTACCCGCTCCTTGTGAGACTACGTCACCGACTTTGCCTGCTCCTCCTCCCAACATCCCCTTCAGGCCCAACATACCAGCACCGAATTTCATAAGTTTAAGCGCAGCCACTGCTGCCACAAACGCCCCAACTGCTACTACTAATCGACCAATCCAGACCGCCCATGGACCCATTGCAATAATTAGCTTTTCTACCCATTCCATCAGACCGAGAAAAAGGTCTTGAAATGGACTCAATACTAACTGCTTGAAGTTGTCCCATGTCTTAGTAAAGTTTTCACTAATTTCCTCTTGCCTTATAACTGCCTCTGTATATTCCTTAAGACCTTGCCCCGCTGCTCTTGCTCTCTCTTCCAATGCTTTTCTAGCTTTCCACAGCCCCATAGATTCTTTACTATAAATGTCTGTAGCTCTCTCTAGAGCAAAAGCACTATCCCGTGACCCAGACTTGTACCTCTCAGCAACCTTGTCAAATTTTTCTCCACCCTTTAAAATCATCGCAAAGGCGTTGCGAGTCATATTTCCCTCTCCCTTTAAAAGGGCTTCACGCTCTTTAGATATTCCCAGGATAGAAGCTTGGATCATAGTGCTACCCTTTGTAAAATGCCCTAATAGATCTGGCCCTAAATCAGCCAGGGCTGGTCCTAGCGCAGCACCCAGCCGTGTACCTGCTACTTCCATTTCCTCCGCAATCCCCAAAACTCCAAAAACTTGAAGCTGATCTCCTAGTTTACCTACCGCATCTACCAAGGTTTCGGTACTGACGTTATACTTTTGACTCACAGACAAAGTTGTATCAGATAGCTTGCTCAGTTCTTCCTGGCTAAATCCTAGACCAGCGGTGTTCTTTTTTAATCCTGCTAATAGTTTTTTAGACTGGCCTCCTGTTAATTTTGTGGCTAATGCTAATCTAGCTACTTCCTTATTATTAGACCTGAAACCTACTTCAAACGCCTCTGTTCCTATGGTTAATGCAGTAGCGTAGCCTGTTAGTCCGTCATTTAAATAAGCTACAGATTCATCAGTACGCCCCATCATCTGCCCAAAAGTAAGTCCTATAGCCAAACTTCTTTTTTGCAGATCAATACCAGTCTTCGTCATTTCATTAAGCTGTCCACTAAGCATCCTCAAGAAGTAGAAGCCTCGACTGGCAGTCTTCAATTGAGTAACCATATCCTTGCGTTGAACTTTACTCCCCGCACCTAATTTTTCAATCTTCTCTTTGTCAACCTTCTCTTTCGTTGCCAGAGCCTTTTGGTAAGCATTATTTATCTTTGCTTCTGCCAATAAGCTTTCTAATAGCTTCTGCATTTCTTCGTCAGATACTGGCATTATTCCTCTCCTAGGTAAACTTTAAATAACTCTTTCATTTTATCTAATTTATAAGTTCTAAAACTCGTATCTTGAATCTGTTCCGAAGTCTTTCGGCTTCGTTTTTGTATCTTTTTTCTATCCGTTCCACCTGTCAATTTTTGTAAACTTTTTCGTATACTCGTAATATACTTAAGAGTTTCCTTAATATTAGCGGTTGTTCTCTTCATATATAGGTTTTTTAATAGAACATCAATAACAGGCTCACTTATATACCTCATCTTGAAACAACTAACAAGTTTCCCCTCTCTGCCTGGGAAGACTCCTGCCCCCCTTCCACACTTTACAATCAATACTACTTTTTGTTCCCTACTACCTTCTCCAGTCCCATGCCAATACCTAAATATTAATAGATCCCCTGGTGTAATACGAGACGCGCTGTTAGGGATAGGTCTTAGTATTTTTTTTACATCCTGGCTGTCTCGTAGATCAGCCCCTCGAAATAATAAAAATTTTTGAGTTTCTTTTGAAAGTTGTGGCATCTTGTCTCTTATAGGATATATTTAATATAGCTATGAATACCGATATAGATTTTATAGATTTTATGGATTTAGTAAATTTTACTCTACATAAAAAGTTCGTAGAGAAGTGGAGATATAAATACTCTGAGAAGTTTATTAAGCATTTTCAATTGAAAATACTGGAATCCTTAAACAAACAAAAAGTATTAAAAATAAGTAGTCTTTATAATTATCTAACTAAAAAATGTAGGTATTCCCCAGATCAAGTAGATAACTTTTTTCAATCAATTGACATAACTATATATTACCCATTAATAATCAATGATAGGCCAAGACAAAAATAACTTCGTAGAGTACGAAATACTTAGTGCCCTTAATAGTGGATCGCCTCGCTTGAGCGGGATGATAACGACTCTCTACTTTGGAGGTCTAGCGATCTTATTTCTTCTTATTGCGGGTTCTCTTATTTACGGGACGCTTACGGAGGTGCTCAATTCTCTCCTCACATAGTCTTCCAGAATTAAACTCTGGGCATATAGACTTGTACCCGCACCAATTGCAGAACTGATTCTGCATCGCTTTGAACTCTTCCTTCTTCATCTTGCGAATCTTCCACACTGCTTCAACCTTTTCTTTAAGGTAAGTATGGATTTGAGCAGGAGAGTATTTAACATTGATAAAGTTATTAGTAAGAGGGTAATAATGAGCAACCACAATATCTTTAAGAGGGACATCCAGCAGCTTGTGGATAGCATAAGCATACCCCTGCATTTGAGTATTCTGATACAGATCTAATTCGGATAGCTCTCTCTTGGAGGTCTTGTAGTCAATAATTAGATATCCTCCATCCTTCCCTTTAATGACACGGTCGATAATACCATTTAGTTTAATATCATATTTTTCATCGTATACTATCTCGTAGACTAACTCAGTAGCTACAGTCTCTTGAAGAGAAGCATTGAATCTTAAAAAGTTCTCAATACATTTTCTGATCTTAGGCGTATAAGATTCTGAGAAAGAGTAGTCTTTTTTGATATTTTCGGCTATAGTAGTAAGGGTAGCAACCTCTGTTGCCTCAACCCCCTCCTCAAAGATTTTGTGTATGTAGGAACCAAAATGCAAAGCATCCTTATTTTTAGCTTCCTCCTTGAAGCGATCAACATACTTATATCGGTACTTCAACTGACAGTCTTTAAAGGTCTTAGCTTTTGATTCTGAAATTGTATTTATAAACATTATGGCACCTCAATTCATTAGAGGCTACTTATTAGAAAAGTTCAAGGATAATTATAAGTTATCCTCAAATAACGTAGAACTAATCGTTCCTACCTTATTTATTAATAATGATTGGAAAAGGCATCTGAGTATCAATTTAGATACTGGCCTCTGGCAGTGCTTTAAGACTGGAAAGAAGGGTAACTTCATCCAGCTATATGCATTTCTAGAGGACATCTCCTATAGGGAAGCAGAAGCCGATATTCTCTTTAAAGAACTAAATGAGGAGTTTGAACCGTACTCTCCTCCCCCCAGGAAGCGTGAAGAAGTTTCTTCAAATGTGTCTGATCTGAATCTCCTCCCTATCACTTTAGATGATTATGACACTGAAGACGTAGTGATCCAAAAAGCATGGACTTTCTTGTACTCCCGTAACCTATTTAATCTAAAAACAGGAGAAAATAGATACTATATCTCTCAACATCCTAAGTATAAAGATCGGTTAATTATTCCTTTTGAAGAAAATAACAATATTTTTTATTTTCAAGCACGTAGTTTAAGGGGTGATACCCCTAAATATCTTAACCCCTCTGATGGCTGGGCAAAACCTTCCCACATCCTATACCCATTTGATGAAGAAGAAGATCATCTAGTTATTTGTGAGGGGCCACTAGATGCTATCTCTCTTCAAATTCAAGGGATCAATGCTACATGTACCTTGGGATGCTCAGTATCCGAATGTCAGGTAGAGATTCTAAAAGAATTTAGAGGCAAAATTATTATCGGTTATGATAATGATGACGCTGGAAAACGGGGAGTTAACAAGTTTGATTACCTCCGAAAATTAAAAAGGATGGCAGATCTCTACATCTGCCATCCCCCTTCGAAAGCCAAAGATTGGAACGAAGCTCATATACAAGGTTCCGATTTAAAACGGTTTGTCGATATGCGTACTAAAAAGTACGACTACGACTATCTCATTGACCACCTCCTTACGACACTGTGAGATAATACAGTGGACTCTTAATAGTCTGGTTCAGGACCGTATAATCAACCTGGACACTATACGTGCCCGTTGGACTTCCGAAAGTTGTACTACCACTACCAATGGTGCTGGTAGTATTCCAATTATAAATTAAAGTGTTATCGCTTGTAATTTTCATATCCTCTCCTGCTACAACTGTAAATGGCCCATCAAAAGTAGGGTCTTGATTAACTTTTTTAATCGTTACGGTTGCTTCCGCAACGACTGAGTCTTTAAAGATATTCTGAACTGATTCATCTATATTTTTATTCTGTATGGTGGTCTCTGTAGTAACTTTAAGATCTATTACCTCTCCATACCTCACATGCTTATTGAGAAGCTTGTTACTAGTAGTGAGAAGCAGGGGTTCGGTAAAGGCAAAGAAAGTGTCCTCATGCAGAGAAAACTGATTTGTGATAACTTGGTACTTAGATCCTGAAGATAACTTAACTGTCCATAAATCTACGTAATCATTTACTGCGGAAAGACTGGACGCAGCTAATTCAGTAGAAGTATCCCAATCCCATCCTGAGAGCCCTACTCCAGTAGTTGTTCCTACGATCTGATCCAGAACTACAACATACTGTCCTGTATTAATTCTATAAATTCCACTGGCTGTAACAGAGGGCTTATAATTACTTTCATTAAAAGCTCCAATGCAATTTCCAGTTGCATCCATTGGCCTAATACAATGGACAGGGGATTGAGCAGGAGGGGTTGTAGAGGCAGCAAATGTCATCAAAGGGGTAGAACTAACTAGTCCACTGACGGGGTCTACAACAGTAAAAGGACTTAAGGTATCGGATCTTTTAAACAACTGAACGGAACTTATTTCGTAGGGATCTACATAGACTCCGTCATTTATGAAAAAGGCTTGAAGCCCTATTCTTTGGCTAACATTTGGTCGATTTCCTCTATCTACGACGCTGTACCCGTTTACGTTCACGATCTTGCTCCGCTAGTTCTTTATTATAAAGTTGTAAAAAAACAGCCCTTTCACCTCTAGACATTTCTTTAATATCAGTATAGGAAAAGCGGCAGTGTTTCACAAGTATATAGGCTTCTAAAAATAAGTTCTCTAAATTAAACGATCCTTTTAACTCTCGGTAAAAAAATCAGCCGTTATGGGCAACTCCATGATTTCATTATTTCCACAATAATCACACACAAATCTTACTTTGGTATTTACTCCATAATCGCTAGCCGAAAGAGCTTCCACTACAGCATGTGCATCCTTTAATGGGAGTTGAGAAATCACTTTAGAAATAACTGTTTTTTGGGTGTAGCCTTCAATCTCCTCTATAAATCTCCACAGATTTGTAAGAGCATATTCAGCATTAGAAAAGTAATTTTCATCTGCCACCCTAGGTCTTCGAACCTTAACTTTCTTATCCAATATAGGAAGAGTAATCTCTACAGGGTCGGTCGCGTCATCCTCTAGATAGGTCACGGGTAATTGTGAAACCTTAAAAGAAACATCATTATCTTTCTTACAATTAGGACAATTAATGGTTGCGTTATAATCTTCGCCATAAGAAAGCTCTCTCAATTTCATTATGAGATAAAGTTTGTCCATTTGCAGCAAATGTTCGATACCAATATTTGAGACACATCTACTCAGAAGTTTATTAAGGACATCTATATTTACATTTTTATTTGACATCATCGCTTTTTCGTCCTCAAAGGTCATTGCTCTAAGAGTAATAGGCTTCGTTGGATCGGGCAGACTATAAAACTTATTTTTAGACGGCAATTCGACAGGTACCTCCGTTACAGAAGGTAAGTTTCCCAATAATTTATTAATGATATCTTGTTCAGAGACATCACTTAACTTTGGTTTAACAGGCCCTTTTGGTTTTTGTTCTTCGCTCATAAAATACTCCTAAGTAATCACATAGATCTTTTCTATAATAGACTATGAAGATTCATATAAATACACAAAATTCTAGGATTATAACTGATAATCCAAAAATCTTGGATGCTTTATATAAACTATATTCAGAAAAGCCCCCAGGTTATCAGTACTCTACGGCATACAAAAAACGACAATGGGATGGAAAAATTCATTTTATTTCCAAGAGGGGAGTTTTTAAAACAGGATTGCTAACTCGTCTTCTGGTAGACCTAAATAAAGTAGGAGCCAATCCTAACCTTCAGTACGTTCCTCCCCTCCCATCATTTACACTCAATGATTGGCAGTTTGAAAATTTTAATTATTACGATTATCAAGAAGAGCTAATTTTAAAAGCACTGAAAGAGAAGAGAGGAGTAGTTAAATCTCCTACGGGTTCAGGAAAAACTTTAATCATGGCTGGCATTATAAAAGCTCTTGCTGGTCACAAGATGCTCTTACTTTTTAATGCAAAACAATTACTAACTCAAACATATGAATTCCTTACTGACAATTGTAATCTTGATAATATTGGGATTTGTTCTGGTGAGGGTTATATTTACGGGGATATTATGTTATGCACTGTCCAAAGCATTGAAAAAATTCTCGACACGCACCTCCAAAAAGCGCAAGTATTAATGGTGGATGAGTGCCATGAATTTGCAAACGGTAAAAATACTTTAGAAGCCATCAGGTCCTTCCCTAAAGCTCAGTATCGCATTGGATTTACAGCCACTCCTCCCTCCTCTCCCATCCCCAAATACAACCTAGAGGGGGCTCTCGGGCCTGTATGGCAAGTTGTAAACACTTCTGGTTTAATAGATTCAGGAAAACTAACGAAGCCCATTATACAACTTATCGACAGACCCTATAATGCTAGTGGGATTGATGACGAAATGTCCTACCCAGAAGTTTATCATTCCTATATATGCGCTAATGACTATCGCAATAATATTATCAAGGAGATCGTTAATGAAATCAAGCAAAAAAATAAAAGAGCACGGATACTTATTCTTACCAAATCACTTGATCACGGAAGAACCCTGGAGAACTTACTTGGAAGCGGGGACGTTCAATTTCTTGAAGGAGCAAACTCTCTCGGAGAACGGTATCAAAGTATTGCTAGATTTAGAGGATATTCAGATTCTAGCGTCCTCATTGGAACAAAAATACTCCAAACGGGTATCAACATTGAAGAAATTACACACTTCATCAATGCTAGAGGAATGAAGTCTGAAATAGCTACGATCCAGGCTTTAGGGAGAGCACTTAGAAGACATGAGACTAAAGACAAAGTATTTATCTATGATTTTCTTGATAAGGAAAAATATTTAAGAGAGCACTCTAACGCCCGAAAACGACACTATGAAAAAGAAGGTCACAAGGTCACTATATTATGAAAAATCCAAAAGAAATTGAAGAAATTAGAAGCAAATTAAATATGTCAGAAATAGCTGATTTAACTTGGCTAAAAACTGAACTTAACAACTTCAAAGAAGAAGACGATGTGAGCTTTGTTGGGGTTACAAGGATAGAAAATATCCTTAATACTTTTAATAACTTTAGAGCTAACTACACTCAGCGAGTATTGCGTTTAATGAGGCAGGGCAATATTTTAGATTAGCATCTACCGATGCTCTACTATAGGAACATCCAGCGCAGGATTTTTTAACTTAAGTTTAAAAGTCCATTCTTCCATTTCATGCTGGGTCCACTCATTAATCATACGTGCCTCTAAAGACTCTAACTTATAGTGAATTTGGTTTAGCTGGCTAATCATCCACACTACTCCAGCACAAATAGAGAGAACTAGCCCCAAAGGCATTAAAGTATCTTTTGATATTACAGTTTTATTTGACATTATGATGCTATCCAACTAGTAATTAAGCCATTTAATATAGTAACTGTCTGGGTTCCCCCTAACGCATCATAGAATGCCACCGTCTCAGATGCCCCTTCTGCAACTGCGCCAACCGCCAGCCAAGCAGATCCATTGTAAACGTTTAAAAGATTAGTAGTAGTATTATATATCACACTTCCTGTTTGAGGATTATCTAAACCTCCTCCAACTGCATTCCTTTGAGTAGTGGTCATTCTAGGGGGTAAAAAACATTTTGAAATACTGTTTAATTCAAGTAAAGTATAGCTCCCAGGTCCACTTGTGCCTATAACACCATCTCCAGAAACACGTAAATTCGTTGCGGTAGTTAAATTCCCGCCAAAAATAGCCTCACTATTTCCAGAAACCGCACCATTACATTCTATAGAATTGCCTATTCCATCACCATAAACGTACACAAATCCTGACAAGGAACAATCACCTGATACCCCAAAATTAGTTGAAGCATCAAGAACCTGCCCTCCAGGATTTCTTCCTTTCGCAAAAGATTCAGGAGTGTTCTGGAGAAATAGATATTCACTTCCAGTTGGTCCAGTTGGTCCCCCTCCTCCTGTTGGTCCAGTTGGTCCCATTGGACCTGTAGGTCCAATTGGTCCTGTAGGTCCAATTGGTCCTGTATTTCCTGTTGATCCTGTAGGTCCTGTATTTCCTGTATTTCCTGTTGATCCAGTTGGTCCAGTTGGTCCCGCTCCTCCTGTTGCTCCAGTTGGTCCTGTAGGTCCCGCTCCTCCTGTTGCTCCTGTAGGTCCTGTAGGTCCCGCTCCTCCTGTTGCTCCTGTAGGTCCTGTAGGTCCCGCTCCTCCTGTTGCTCCAGTTGGCCCTGTAGGCCCCGCTCCTCCTGTTGCTCCTGTAGGTCCTGTAGGCC